GCGTCCTGACGGTCTCCTGAGACCAATTCAGCGGCGTATAAGGCTATGTCCCTTGGGTCGTTCATAATACTTGGATGTCCGAGACTCCCTCGCTGGTTACTAGGAATGTCAGAACTCCCACATCGGCAATCTCCCCCGTCGATTGTCTCCACCACACGCTTCCCCCGTCGAGGGCTGGTGCTTGTAGCCATTTGACTCCTCCCCAATCCGCTAGTTTGAATGAATGATAGTGACCAGTCACCAAGATGTCACAGTCGCCAATTTTTTGACGCCCTAGTGTTTGGTCAGCAATCCACCTACGCAACTTACCTTCAACTCCCTGTCCCGAGCGAGCAAGGTGTCCGTGGGTGATTCCGATAATTTGTCCATGAACTTCAATAGTCAGGCTCAACTCTTCGGTTGGAATAGCAAAACGAATATGACCGTAGGCTTCAGGGTTGGCTTGAAAAATTTCTGCTACTGATTCAACTAGGGCGACATCATCGTTATCGTTCAAAGTTGTAAAGGCTTTTCCGTTCTTGCGGTTCTCACCATGGTTTCCACCAATCGCCGCAACGGTGATATTAGGGACAACCTTTGACCAGCGGATAAGAGCATCTCTTAGGAGACGACGAGCAATCTTTACTTGGTCTCTTCTATCAACTTCAACTGTAAAGGTCTGAATGTCATAGTGACCATCGCATCCTTCAACTAAATCACCTACGCATAAGACGGTGATTGAATCAATCGGGCGACCTATTTTTTTTAATTCTTTAATTCTAAACTCAACATCATCGACTGCTTGGAGCCATCTGCCGACTAAACCTTTGAGACCGTCGCCATCTCTTTTGCCCGTCTGCCAATCTGCGGCGCATACAACAAGGCTGGCTCCACCTGTAATCGGTTTGCGTTCGCGGGGTTTGTGTTTCTTTATCTCTTCAATTAAGGCTTCAATGTCGGCAACTTCTTGCTTGCCCTTTCGAACTACTTTGCCCTTCCATTGGCGATTAAGAACTCCTAAAGTATCGCCCCACACATTGAAAAGAACTGGTTCTACTACTTGAAAATGCTCAGGGTCTAATCCCCACATTCGGAGAACTCCCGACCAATCAGGAGAGTTATCGCCCTCCATTGGCTGAGTTGTTACTGTTCCTTCTTCGCCTTGCCAAGTAACTCCAGGCAACCATTCTGCTTGTCTTTGACGAGGTTCAGTTTTTTGAACTGAATTCATCTCGCTAGTTTTAAGCAGATTGTCTAAAGCATCATCAAGACTCATTCGGACACTTACACCCATCTTTGCCAAGTAGCCTTCTACGATGTCTACGCATAACATCAGAGCCTACCGTAATGTCAAAAGTGGCAAGTAACTCAACCAATCGCGCAGAAGAAACTTTTTCGTTTACTAGCGCTTGCTTAAATTTACTTTGTGCTGGTTCAGGTAAATCTCTTGTTATTCTTCCTACCGAGCAACCCGAATAAAATTTGTAAACACCTTCTAATTTTTCTAACCCCGAAATAAAATCATCCTGATTTATTTTTGGATTTACAGCGGGGACAGCGGATACTCCACGGGCGCGTTGCGCCTTCGAAGAGGAGCCTGTCGCATTTCCAGCATCGCTGGAACTCATCGGTTGTCGCGTTTCTGCCATACGGGTCTACCACTCTCTCTTGTGGAGCCGTTGGCTCCTCGCTTACATTCTCACTAGACATCGGAAATTCACCGAAATTAGTGGGCGATACTTTGGGTCTACTCCTAATAAGTTTACTGAACCCATCGGTTCAATCCTCATAATATGTACCCCTGAGACAGTTTTTTCAAGCACCGACGCGAGCAACACGCGGATAGATTCTGCCTTGTCTCGAGCCGTCGGATAATCTTCACGACCTGCTCGACAGATAATTTGAAGCATTGGGTAATCAATTTGAATACCGCCTGAACCCATAGTGAATGTTGGGGAACTGCCAGCGTTTTCGTAGACGGCTACACAGGCGTCAGGCGTCTCAGGAAGTGTGCCAAGAAAAATACTTGTTCCAAGGGTGCCTTGAGTAGCGTGAGCGCCAAAAGCGCTTGCCGTATTTTGTAGGTAATCTCCTACCGATTCAAGAATAGTTGGCATTAGCCCCTGTGACCTTTCTCTATGATGTCGATTATTCTACCCTTTATGTTTTGTTGGATAGTAGACATCGCTTCCATAACAGGTTGCTCGAGATATTTAGCCTGTGTCGGAGGATTGTGGTAATTGCCAATAATCTCATGGACAAGAAAAGCATAAGAAGCGGCGGGACCACCATAGAAAATATCTACAAAATAGCCTTGGCTTCCCATTTGTGGAGCAGATACTCCGCCTGAACCGCGAAGAACGCCTGTATCTACTGGGACTAAAATCTGAGATTTAGCAAAAATAACATTAGCCTCTTCCCATATTGCTTGGGCTACTGCTTGAGGAGTATTTTCCTTGCCAGCCTTAAGAGCATTGACTAACTCTTTATCACCAAATAAGTCAAGTTTGAAAGACGCCTTCGCCATGACTAACGCCCAAATCTGATGACGGTGTGATGCGCTCCGTTTTCGTCTGCGATGTTATCTACGCCATTGATGGTAAAGGTGTCCGCCCCGACGACCATCTTATGAGCAACCGTGATTGATGTCGCGGGACCCTTAGTGATGAATCGTCCAATATCAACAACTTCAATACCTTGAACATCTTTAGATTTTGTGGTGTCATAAATTAAACGACCTGTAACAGTTGTATCCCCACTAAAGGTAGATTTATTGTATTTATCAACTGAGGTCTTGGCTGTAAAAGTTACAGAGTCAGTCATGAACTCCGCTACTTTATTGTAGATAGCATCCATTGGCTACCCCTATTCAACTATACGGTGGTCGTAGACATTGTTAGGGTTATCGTGAATTCCAGTATAAGCATCAGTATTGTAGTCATCCACAATTCTGTCATTTGTAGACTTAAGAGACTGAGCGTTTGCGAATGGGCGAGGTGGTGTTTTACGCATTTGTCTACGCAATAGACTTTCAGCCAAATCTTTGTAATGAGCAATCTTTGAAGAGTAAGACTCAGAAACCGAAATGTCTCCTACACTCTTTGAACTGCTATCGGCTAGACGGCTAAAACGAGCAATAAGGACTTCAGCCAACTCACGCGCCGCGCTGTAAGCATCTCCGCCCCACTCAGTAATTACATAGTTTAATTCTTCGTCGCTAAACAGCGCATCACTTGAAGTTGTATCGCTGATAAGAAAACGCACATAGTTACGGGTAGATGTGCTTGGGTCACCCGAGTAGGTAAATGTCATTACATTCCACCGAGCATAAGCATTTGAGTGCGAGCAAGATTTAAGGCTTGCTTAACATTGACGGCATCGGTATCTGTTGATTCAGAGGCATCGCCTAGACCTGTAATCTTGTAAGTTCCAGCGGCGAGAGCGTTGCCTAAAGTTACGCTAGAAAGAGTTCCACCGCTTATTGTGGGTGAAGTCAAAGTCTTGTTGGTTAAAGTGTCGGTTGTAGCCCGTCCAACCAAAGTATCAGTTGCGTCAGGAAGGGTAACTACTCGGTCAGCCGTTGGGTCTACAATGGTTAAAGTAGTTTCAAAACCATCATTAGTAGTACCTTCAAAAATGATATTAGCACTAGCACCAAGTTCTACTGACGCAGTAAAAACAGGAGCAGATTTAAGAATGTAGTCATCTAACTCTGTATCTACATCTGTTGCTAAATTAAGAAAGTCAGTATGAACGGCAGGGTTATCTCCCGCTGTTGGATAGCGTAGACCCTTAGTTGTTGTACCTGCCATTTTATACTCCTATTAGATAATAATTAAATTACTAGAACTTCTGCTTCTTCTGTTGTTAAAGGTTCTCCAGCGACAAGTTTAGCCTTAGCACTTACTTTTAATGTAGCAAGGGCTTCTGATTTTGCGGTTTCTTCTGCGTGTTTTGCCGCAAAAAATTCTTGGTCTTTAACGCGTTGAGCAAGTTCTGCCGCTGTCATTGGGCGTTCAATTGTTTCGCCTGTTGCGCAGTTTTTTTCAACAACCATTGGAGTATCGCTCATTATTCAACCTCATTTAACATTTGTTTTAGTGTAATTAAATCAATTCCCATTGCTTCAATACGAGTGCGCGTCATTTCTTCTTTTGTTGGTTTAGGCAAACCATCTAAACCTTTTCCGTTTGGCGGATAAGGAGCAGTTTCAATTGTTTGTGCCGCTACCGCTAGTTCTGCCCAAGCCGTTGCTTCTTCTTTGGAGTCAAAAGTATCTCCGTTTGGATAGTGCGGTTGGTGCCAGAACGGTTCAGGGTTAATGCCGTCATAAATATTTACGGCATTGTTCTCATCTATTTCGTAATACATTTTTCTCCTTTGTTATGTAACCGATTTTGAGTAATTAACTACTTGTGCGCTCGCCAATGTCCAGAAATTATTTAATGTTACACCACTTGCTTTGAGAGTCCAAGTAATGCCGTCAGTTGATGTTGCTATTGAATTAGAAGTTGTATTGGCAGGAAGCCTTACAAATCCAATATCCGCCGCATAAACAGTAAGACGCCCTGTGTTGGCAATTCCTGTTCTTGCCGTCCAAGTAGTTCCGTCAGTTGATGAAGCAGATGTTGCGCCATCTCCAGCAACAAAAATACCTGCTTCAAAACCATAACATTGGCTTCCGTACCAATTGGCAGTAGAAGGCATTGTTCCTGCCGTAACAGTTGTTCCAGTTGTTGTGTACCACAAAGTGTTACTTGACCCATATTGACCTGTAAATACAGAAGTAACGCCGTTACTTGCGCCAAAACCAAATGTACCAAAATACGGCGCAGGAGACCAAGAGGCATTAGCAGTCCAACTTGTGCCTAAGTTAGTTGAGTAATAACCATAAGTATCATTATGTGCCGCTGTGTACCAAGTGCCATTTACATAACCGAGTGCTATGCCGACATTAGTAGCGGTCGCGCCAGCACTCCAAGAAGTGCCATTTGTTGAGTTTATAGTTCGTTGGCTGGAATACATTGACACAGAGAGAAACCCTACATTTGGAACATACCCAATAGCGGCACCATTATATGTGCCACCAGGAATCGCAACTGATGTCCAAGAAGAATAACCAGTAGAAGAATAATAAAGATTTGCTTGATTATACGGAACATAAATAAATTTGTTTTGTCCGTAACATAAGTATTCGCCCGTAGCATCAACATTGGCGCCACTTGTAACTGGCAAAGTGAAACCTGTCCAACTTGAACCGCCATTTGTAGAATAATTACCACTTGTGGCATTACCAATACCTACAAGAGTTGTATTTTGCGCAGTAATACTATTTGACGCCGCACTTGCTCCCGAAGTGCCTAAAGGATTAGAAGCCGTAACTGTAAATGTGTAAGAAGTTCCAGCCGTTAATCCTGACACAGTAATTGGACTTGCTGTTCCCGTGCCAGTAAATCCACCAGCAGACGCCGTTACTGTATATGAAGCCGCACCACTTACCCCTGTAAATGTGACAGAGGCGCCACCGCGATTATCGGCAGTAGCAGTTCCAATTGTTGGCGTACTAGGCGCAGAAGATACATCTTTATTAAAGATTCCATACAGCGTTGCGGTAGTAAATTCAGAAATAGAACCAGCACCAGGAGTTATTGTTATTTTAGTAATAGGCGGTAGTTCTGGATAGTTAGTGGCAAAAAATTGAGCATACGCCTCTTGTGCGTTGTTTTCTCCCGTTGCCATTGTGCCTATGGCTTTTTGACTTGTTTGATTAGAATAATTAGCAATATAAGTTTCTGCGCTCGCAAAAGTATTAGCCGTTGCGCCACTACCTGTTAATTCACCAAAAGAACCAAAACCTAAATTATTTTGAGTTGAAGAGAATACGGCACTTCCGCTTCCGTAAAGTCTAATTCCGTTATATATAGGTGTTGCGCCAGCATTAAATGAATAAATCAAAACTCCACCAATGCCCGCAGTAGAACGGCGCGAACTTAATTTAATTACAAGGTCAGTATAAGTTTGTGGAATATTGTTAAAAATAATAGAAGCCGCACCACCGCTACCAACTGTGGCAGAATCAATAATTTTGTATGTAGCAACCATTTCTTATGCTCCCTTGATTCCATAAAGTGTAAATACTGAACCAGCAAGAAAATTGTCGCCACCCAAAGTTACATCTATTCTATTTATGGCGGCCGTATTACGCCAAGAACCAACAAGCATTTCTGTACCACCCGAAGGATAAACATTTGCGTTATGTGATTTCATAAGAATTGTTTTTTCAATAGCGGTATTGGCATAATTCATAATGTTAATTTGACGAAGGCTTAAAGTTGTATTTGAAGGCGCGTAATAATCCGCATACAGAAAACCTTGGTTTGATGTTCTTACAGAAGTGAAAGCAGGTGAACCTCCACCGTAACCACTAAGCGTGATAACGCTGTAATTATTTGCCGTATCGCTATTAAATCTCAAAATAACATCTCTGTTATTAGTGCTTAAAGGCGTAATAATTAAAACTAAATCAGTATAAGTAGCAGGTATAGAAGTAAAAGCAACTACCGCAGGACTTGATAAAGTTTGTGAGTCAATAGGTGTGTATGTAGCCGTAGGCATTATGACCCCTTAATTCCGTATAGCGAAAAAGAAGTGTATTGAACGGCTGTTGCTCCACCAAAACTTAATGTAACGGAATTTACTGCGGCTGTGTTTAACCATAATCCTGATGATAAAGCAACTATGCCCGTGCCTACATTGTTGATGTCCACACCGCCCATTGCTCTAACGGTTTTGTATTTAGTTGTTGTTGCGTAATCTAAAATGTCAATAATTGTTGGACCAAATTGGTAACTTGCTCCAGCATAAGCAATAATTTTTGCGTTGTTACTTCCCGTAGGAATACCGCTTGCTCCGCTTCCACCACCACCAGTTCCATATAAATCATGTCGAGTGTAGTTAGTATTTGTAGTATCGCCGTTCAATGTTAAGTTAATACCTGAAAATTGTTCTGTTCCTGTGCGCTTGTAAATACCTCTAATTTGTAAATGCTTGTATGTAGCGGGAATAGAACTGAAAACTAAATCAGCAGAACTACCGCCAGCACCAACTGTGTAAGTTGTAATGGATTCGTAAGAACTACTATACAGATTTCCCGAAATGCCCGAAGCAACAACTCCAAGAATAGGCATTAGGAAATATCTCCTACCACATACCAAGTATCTGTTGCGGCTTTAATACAAGTAGCCATGCTGTATTGCGCTCTAAGTTTAGGAGCGGCTGCTGTTGCTCCTGTTGAAAGAACAGTTGTTGTGCCGCTTGTTACGGCTGAAATAGTTGTTTGTCCTGCGCCGATTTGTAGCACATTTATCTGAGTGCCTACTGGAAAAGCAACTGAGGCGTTTGTTGGAATAGAAAAAACATTGGCAGAAGCATTACTCATTGTGACTACTTGGCTGTTATTAGCAAGAACAGCCGTATAAGAGGCAGTTTCAGCATCAAAGGCTAGATTGACTTTAGCATCGGTCAGAGTCTTATTTGTAAGAGTTTCTGTGCCAGCCAAAGAAGCAACATCAGCATCAGAGATAGCAGTATTAAACTCAGCCAAAGTTCCTGTGACTGTATTTGTGCCTAAAGCAAGGCTTTTGTTTGTTAAAGTTGTTGTAGAGGAAGCCGTAACTGTAATATCTGAAGTAAGGGCTACTGTTCCCGTTGAATCAGGAAAAGTAATTGTGCGGTCTGCTGTTGGGTCTGTAATTGCTAAAGTTGTTTCAAAGTCGTTTGCTGTTGCGCCTTCAAATACAACTGAACCATCATTAAATACTGCTCCAGTAATTACTGGGTTTGTAAGAGTTTTATTTGTAAGAGTATCTGTTGATGATGTAGTAACAACATTGACACCTTCAATAGAAACAACACCAGCAGAAACCCGAGCAATGGTTGTATCGGTAGCATGACCAAGTTCAACAGAACCAACACCAATAGCAGATGATGTTGAGGCTGTAATTCCGCTTACTGGTAATCCAGTTGCGTTTGTCAGCGTTACTGCCGATGGAGTGCCAAGAGCAGGGGTTGTGAAAGATGGGCTATTAGTAAAAGCAAGAACGCCTGTTCCTGATTCGTCGCTAATAATTCCTGCTAGGTCGGCTGAACTGCCAACCTGTAAATTTGTGATTGATACTTTACCATTGGTTGTAATTGCCATATTATGCTATCTCGCTTCCAAAAGCGTTGAATGACATAGTAGAAGCGGAAGCATAAACGGTCACAACATCCGAAGCATCAATAGTGATACCTAGGGTGTAAGCGGTGACTGAGTTTGCTGAAATAGTTGCGTCATAAACTAGATAGTGTTCAGGAGCGAGCGTCGCTCCGTTTGGACGAACTGCGATTCTGTATGAGCCTGACGACGCCGCTTGGTTACAAATAGTGATTGTCGAGATAACCGTTTGTGTTGCGGCGGGACAGGTATACAGCGTCGTGGCAGTCGTCGCACTAGGGTTTGATTGCCCTAGAACTTTGTAGGTAGTTGCCATGCGGTTATCCTCCGATTAGAAGTAATGGACTGATTGTACCAGTCGCGGTGTTTGTGGCTGTTGTAGCACTTGCTGAAGCGCTCGACGCTGAGGCTTGAGCCAAGGTGACGAAGGGGGAAACATCTGCGCCATCCAAACTATAAGTACCAGCGGTTAAAGCAGTATATGTAGCAAAGGCGGTATCTAACGCTGTATAAGTAGCGTAGGTACTGCCGATATACCAATACTTTCCTGAAGCAAGAATTTTATCTGTTGTTTGATTGATTAAAACATCTAAAGCGGTAATGTTAGTTTCAAGTCCCGCGAAACTTGTTTCATCGATAGCCTGTACAAAGTTTTCACTTAATGTAGGAGTCGGGCTAAGGTCGGCTAAATCTAGTGAACCAGCAGTCGTGTAAGGCACCGAAATCGTGTATGTGCGCCCTCCAGCAAAGGATTCTTCAACGGTATAGGTAAAAGGGTTAGGAATAATGTCAGGGTCGTTTGTAGCGGGTAGAGTGACCGAAAAAGCACCTGCGCTAAGGGGAACCACAATGCTAGACGGGGCAACCATTTGGTCATCTGTACCGTTACGAAGAACATCTCCAAGGGTAAAACGAACCTGTCCTGCGATAGCGGCGCCCTCGTAATTTACATAATTTCCTGTAATAGTGACGGTTGTTAAAGAGGTAGCAAGAGCCATTACGCACCAACCAAAAAGAACAAATCAAATCCTGAACCAACAAGATTTTCGGCTGTTTGCTTAGATGTTAAAGCACTACTAACTGCGGTTGATAATAAAGCAGTATTAGTTGAAGCCTCAGTTGTCGCAACTTCTAAATCTGTTAATAAAGTATTAGCGGTGTTGTATCGGGCAATGGGTACATACGGCTCAGCCATTTTAGACCCCCATCATCATCAACTGGTTAGTATTGTAATTTTCTAAAGCACCCGCCGCTTTGGAAGCATCGGTGGCATAGGAACTGGCATCATCGGCTCTATCTTCAGCATCAACAACTAGAACCCGAATACTGTTTGAGTTGTTGTAACGGGTCAATAAAGCCTGATAAGCGTCTACGGATACATAAGCCGCCGCTTCTGCCGAGCCTAGCGCTGGTAGTAAATCGGCTAAGTTCTGAGTTGTTCCTGCTACCGATAAAGGCAAAGCCAATTCGATTGTGCGTCCGCCTGTAAAGTTTTCTTCAAAAGTATAAATAAAAGGTTGAGGTGTTACATCTGTATCGCTAGTTACTGGTAAAACGACAGAAAAAGAACCCGTGGCGTCAAAAGTCTTTTGGATTACAACAGGAATGATAATTACATTCTCTGTAACTTCTTTTAGAATCGTCTGCGGGGTGATATTGATTGAGCCACGAACAGGGTTACCGCTCAAATCTACATAAGTCCCAACAACCGTACAGGTAGATAATGTCGTTGGTAAAGCCATTTATCAAGTGCCTTGACGGAAAATGTTTACAGTCTGTGTTGAGGAAGCAACAACGGCATAAAGTTTTTCATCATCTTGGAGTTCTACTGAAAAACTTGTTCCTTGAATTAACTCGTAACCGTAACTTGTTGTGGTCACTCCTTCGCCGCCTAAATACACGGTAGCCCCTGATGTAGGAACTTGAACGCTGATGGTCTGACCGTCTTTGCCATCATAGTCAGAAGTAAGTTTGGTAGCGGTAGTTCCTACTGAAATTCTTTGATGTGATACTGCCATATAAACTCCTAAGAAAGAAAAGGGCGATTCATTTTACCGAACCGCCCTTTTGCGCTATTCGGCGACTTCTTTTGTTTTCTTTATAGCCTTTGGCTTTTCAACCTCGACTACTTTTTCTTCAACTACATCATCTTCAATCAATTTGATGTAGCGATTATTAGCCAAAGACTTAGCGTGACGCCAGCCTTTGACTTCTACAATCTCTCCAGCCACAAGTTTGCGACCATCAACAATCATTGATTTAAGAATTTGTGCTTTCATATTACGCAGTCATGTCAATCCACACATACGAAAATGTACGCGCTGTGTCATTGATTGCTGAAGCAGTTGGATTGTAAAGATAAATTGAAACTGTGTCGTCTGCTGAAATAGCCGCTCCACAGAAAATCAAATCATCATTTAGGTCTGCTGGTGGGTTTACAATAATAATGTCAGTTGTCTTAGCACCTGTAAGAGTGAAAGTAACTGAACCGCGAGTTGTAGCCGCGATTGAAGCAGGGTCTACTGATGCTGTACCAAAATCTAGTCCATACACCATATCGCCAGTTGAGGCTTGAATAGCACCAACTGAAACTTCACCGCGAGAAATACGATTTACTTGAGGCATTTATTTTCCTTTTCTAAGAAAGAAGGGGAGAGCCTTTTCAGACCCTCCCCCTCACTCAACTTAATTAAGCGACGATTGAAGTCCAAAAGTAGCCGAGGTCAGCGGAGATGACTTTGTTATCGAAAGCCATTTCTGCTTCAACGCGGTCTGACTTGATGGATTCCATGCGGAACTGTGATGTTCCGATTGTTGCGCCAAGTCCACCTGATACGCCAGTCCATGCGAATGTGTATCCAGCAGAAGGAGTTAGTAGTCCAGGCTGAGGAGCAACATGGCAAAGAAGAGCCTTCTTACCGTGAGCAAAGCCGTAGGCTTCAGTAGCACCTTCGTTGTTTGTTGCCTTGACTGCCTTAGCAACCATAACGCGAGGGATGTCAAACATTGCGGCCAACATATCGGTTGTGATTGTCTGTGAAGATGTGTACTTGATGCGGTCTACAAGGTCAGGGTGATTCTTTAGTGACTTGAATACATCGTATCCAAGAACCAAAGTGTTCGCTTCCATACCTGTGTTTCCTAGAATTTCAGCCTTAGCCGCTTCTAGGTCAGAGATTGGGTCAGATGAAGTGTAATCACTCCATTGCTTTGTTTCTCCTGAAGATGGAGCGCCTGATACACCTGTTACATCGTCAGCCCATACACCAGTTCCGAAGAAATCGGATACCCATTGTAGTTCACGACGAAGCATTAAACGGCGAGTAACGAACTCTGTTGCCTCACGAAGAGGATTTAGAGGAGCGTCTGCGTTAGCAACAGTTTGGTCATCAACATCTTTGTGGAAAGCCCACACATCTGCTGAATATGAACCTGTTGAAAGATTGTAACCGCCACCAGCAGATTCAGTTCCAGGCGCACGGCGTTGAGCCTCATCGCGGAACCAATCGTTCTTGGTGTAAGTAAAGTATTTATCGCTCTTCTTATCGACAGGGATTACTGGGAATACCTTGTCTGCGATAAAGTTATCTTGGTTCTGTAAATAAGCAACCGAGATGTTTGTGAGAATCGCGTCCACATGGACGGAATTGATATTTGGCTGTGGCATTTTTAGTTATCCCCCTTACGCCGCACGGTGCGGGTTCGCACAGTTAATTACGGCGGTGACGATGTTCGCATCAGCCGCAGATTCGGTAATTAGTGTTCCGACGACATACTTGGTTGTATCTGTACCAGCAACTAAAGCAACTGCTTTACCTGCTGAAGATGTACCAATCTGTGCGCCTTCTCCGATTGCCGCACCAGCGACAATCTTTGTACCTCCGACAACAAGCACTTCTGCTTCTTGTCCTGAAGTTGGTGCGTTCTGAAGAACTCCAACAGGAATGTCAGTTGCGGCTGCCGCCGCTACTGCCTGTCCTGATGAATCCAACTTAACGAATGTGTATTGCTTTGTGGAAAGGTCGGCACCTGCTACGAGGGTGACCTTTACCGAGTAATTACTGATTTCATACGCCATGGTTAGGCACCCTTCTCGGATAGGTATTGGCTGTAAAGGTCAGGGTTTTTTGACGCAACATCAGCCAACGCTTGAGCGAAAGACTTTGCTACACCCTCATCAACGGCAGACTTAGCAAGCGTAGTCATACGCTCATAAGCATTACCTGATTTGAAGTCCGCGGACTTGCCGATTTCCGCAAAAATTGATGCTGATTCAGCCTGAGCATTTACAGAAGAAAGAATTTCTTCAACGCTCTTTAATAGTTCTGAATCTGTTTCAGACAAACGACGGAGCGCTGGTCCAACTTTTTCAGCATTGATGTTGAGGTTAGCCCAACCCTTTGCCTTTTCGACTGCTTGAGCATCAGCACGGGCAATGCGCTCTTTACGAAGTTCAGCGGTTGCCTCATCTGCTTGCTTTTTTAAGTCTGTAATCATTTTAACAACTGAAGTAGGAGCGGACTTTAGATATTCCTCT